GATCTTGCCTTTCAGTATCATTCTGAAAAGATAATCTAGCCGGGGATTCTTTTTGTTGCCTAGAAAATAATTTTCTTAAACTGAAATTTTCAAACATTAAAATAATCCTGTTTCTTGATCTTGATAATCGTGCATAGAGTTGCTTGCTGAATAGTCAAAATCTGATTGTGTTTTGTTTTCGTCTTCTACTTCGACATCTGGTTCATCTTCTATCGTATGTACCGCTAAACATATAATTTCAATTGCATCAGCTGTCGGATCAAATTGATCGTCATGCTTATGAGTCATCAACGGTGTAATTTTACGAAATTCTTCTTTGTAGTCAAAAAGCCATTCTGATTCTTCGGGTAGATAAACTAATCCACTAGCGATTGATGGAGCTACATTGAATGCTCTGATTACTTTTGAATATTTATTTCTCTGTATCGCAATAATTGGAAAATTACCTTTCCTTCTTATTTGTTGAATTAAAGACGTGCCAGAAACTTTATCCTCAACAAACATGCCTCGCAAAATACCAGATTGTAAGTTTACATGCTTATTCCAGAAATCAACTGCTTGCAATAATAATTCAGGAGCCTCAATTTTCCCCCTATATTGATCGATTAAATAAGCGCGACGACCAACTGCCCCCCACAACTGAAATACTGTAAAGTCGTTTACTTCTTTATCTTTTTGCGCCGTATCGACAGTTATTAAGCGATAATCAAAATTAGGTAACGTTTTATAAGATTCCCACCACTCAGTTTTAAATATTGCACCGCCAGCAGGACTTGGATTTTGCATATACTGACCACTAAATACATGAGGATCAGTTTTGCGCATAACTTCAAGCTCTGGTTCAGTATGCTTATACTTCCATAATGTGCCGGGCTTAATATTATGCTCAATTGATATAGCGTGGGTATATAATTGTTCTTTCATAGCTAATCAATTAACGCTGGAAGACATAAATGATGCCACATTTCGCCGCTTCCGCCATTCAATAAAAAACCGCTCAAATCATCTTCATGTATACGTTGCATGATAACAATAATTGGAGTTTTACGTTGCTCCATTAGACGTGTCATAACAGTGCGATTAAAATCTGTATTAACTTCCTGCCTTTTTGTGTCAGAATATGCGTCAGAAACTTTAATTGGATCATCAGTAATAAACGCGCCTTGAAACCCATGCCCAGGTTTTCCAGCTCTAAATCCAGTCACCTGTCCTCTTGATGAAACCGCATATAATCCGCCGCCATCTACAATATTCCATCGTTTTTTAGATTTCATATCCGGCCTGATTTGAGTAGGCCATAAATATTGAAACTCGTCTGACTCTATCGTATCTTTAATTGCGGTTGAATTTAATAGAGCTAAATCATCTGAGTAACTTGAATGGATAAATTTACAATTTTTATTTTTAGCCAAACACCATGAGATAAAACCTATAACAGCTAATTGGGTTTTCCCGAAACCTGGAGGAATATTAATAACTAACCTTTTTATATCCCCATAGTAAACTCGCTCTAAGGCACGTGCTATAACTAGATGATGAGGACTAATATAAAACTTATGGCGTTCTTGAAGTTTAAAAAATACTCGTTGAAATTTTAAAAAATCGCTTTCTAAAATTTCTCTTAAAACAGCCGGATTATGACGTTTAAAAATATCCATTCTTTTACAACTTAATCAATCGTTGCCAATTCATATTAACTATACGCGGGTTTTTATACCATTTAGTTTTTAATCCGCATTTACAGCATATACGCCTAAAACGTTGGACTTGATCTGGATTAAATTTTTCTTCATTGTCTGCATAGTTTGAACATTTGCATTTTCTATATTCTTGTGATAAATCTAACATTAAAACTCATCATCAAAAGCTTTCTTTGCATTTTCGGCCTCTTCTTTTGTTAGCTTAGGAAAATTATGCTCATGTTCATTTTTGGTATTCATGTCTAACTGATCCCGCCATTTAAAATTATTTTTTAAGCTAAAAATAACTCCATGAGCGATTTTAGGAGTATACAATTGTCTTTCGTTATACGATTCTACTCTTCCTTTGGCCAAGTCGATAACACCGAAAAATTTTTCTATCTCACTGTATTTCTGTAACGTTTGTCGCCTCACACCCAAAAATTCAGCTAATCCAGATATAGTATAAACTGTTTCAGTCTCGAAATATTCATCAATCTTAATTTGCATTTCTTCAGGGGTTTTAAATCTGAATTTTGGGCCTGCTTTTCCATTGCTCATAGTTAGTTACGTGTTATATTTTTGATTTAATTGTCTTTTGTTTAATTCTGATTTATATAAAAAACTTGTCAAGTACTAAGTTTTATTTTATTGACTTAAATCAAGTATAAAAATTAATTATTTATTTTAATTATTTTCTTGACAATATTTCACAAACAAATAAAATAGATTTCAACAAGTCATAAATTTTAAACTTCAAATAAAAAAGTAAATGAATAACGAAAAACAAATAGCTCAAACAATTATTAATCAATTAGGCGGATTCGGAAGATTACAAGCAATGCTTGGAGCTACAAATTTTGCACATTCAGAAGATGGATTAATAACTTTTAAATTTAAAATGTGCAAAAAAGCTAATCATATAAAGATATCTTTAAACTCATCAGATTTATACGATATTGAATTTATAAAAATTTGGGGTACTAAAATTAAAACTACTCAGACTTACAATAATATTTACTGTGATCAATTACGAGAGATTTTTGAAGATTATACAGGGTTATATTTATCTCTTTAATTTTTTTCTTGACTTGTTAGCTCAATTTGTTATTCTGAGTTTAACAAGTCATAATTCAATAAAAAACTTAAATAGGATGCAAAATGAAAACTGGCAAACTTCACTTAAAAAACAAAAAAACTAACAAACATGAGATTATTGAACAAATTGATATTAAAATAGAAGATTGGGGACTAATATTTTTAGTAAAAACTGAACTTGAGGCATATAAAGCCGCACAAGAATATCGCAATAATAAGTATCCGGTTTTAGTTGAATACGCGGCCAGCAGTGATCAATGGCTAATTACTGTTCTTAATGAATTAGGAAATAAAATAGTAAGTAAATAAACAACAGAAAGCGGAGCTAAAGATGGAACTTAATAAAACATATTATCATTATGATAGAAAAGGAAATGTTATATCTACTATTACCAAAACAGTTGAACATGTAAAATGCTCATTGGAAACAATGTCTAAAGATTGCAGAAAAAGTTTATTTGATCATTTAGATAAATATAGAAATGATTGGCATATTGGCAACAATATTGAAGAAACAAAAAAAAGTATTATGTTGCTGCCATCATTTGTTTCAGGTTGTTTTACATATCTGCAAGCGCAAGTATTGGCTGAACATATTCATACAAAAGAATTTAAAAACGTGCTTTAATAATTTAAACAAGCCGCTTAACGGCGGCTAGATCAATTGCAAAGAAGAATTTAAAAAATAAAAACACATGAAAATATTAGAGATTATAAAGACTGTTGATAAAAATAGCGAACAAAATAAGTGCTTCACTGAATGGGAAAGCTTCGCTTCACTGTTTGAAATGTGGTTTGATTACAATTACGACAAATTTGAAAAAGGGTTGACCTCTTATTTTTTTGCTAAATGGTTATGCACTGATACTTATGTAGGTGGAAGGGTCTACTATCTAAACGATGAGCCAGTAGCTGTTTCGTGGCAACCAGCAAGAAAGAGTAGCGAAAATATTGAGTTTCTTTCCATTGATGCAATTAAAAGAGTCAAGACGTTCATGTTGGATTGTCGTGTTGATGATAATGATGACAACACTAATCTTCTCACTGATATGGATAAAGATTATGGCGATGGATACGGCGTGTTTTATGGTTCACAATTACTGAGAAAAGATTGCATTTATAATCCGACAAGTGAATCCGTTACTATTATTGAGACATTCGATGTAATGGATCAAGCCAAAAAATGGAGTAAAGTTGTGATCCAATTTAATAATTCAAAGACTCAAGATGTGGATATATCCGACCTTACATTTAGTTTTGGTCGTTAAGCAGATTAATAAACTAAAAAAAACAGAAGGTATTAAGAATGAATACAGATAATCGTAGTCTCCACAAGAAGACTAAAAAAATTGAGAT